GCTGGTTTCACGGCATCGGAGAGGGAAATCTTTCCACGCTGGTGGGGATCCGGGATAAGCTCCGCCGGGGCAAAAAGCTGGAGCCTTATGAGCAGGAGTACTACCGCCGCAACAGGGCAAAGGTAAAAATGCGCAAAAAATACTCCGCCGAAGAACTGGCGGAGCAGGAAAGACTCAAGAAATTATTGGGTTAATTGCGCTTCCATTTGTGACTGCAGTTTGTGCATCTGATCCGGGGACTGCGGCTGCCGCAGAAACCCAGCAGAATGCCAAATACAGGAACAAAGAAGAATCCCAAAATACCAATACCCCAGGAAAAACCGCGCTTTTCGAAGACCAGGCGGGTATTGTGGCACTTGGGGCAGCAGTTGATGCCGGGGACAAACGGCACTTTTTGCTGCACAGGGCGATATTCCGTCTGCACAGGTGCATACACCGGCTGCGCAGGGGTGACGGCGGGTCTGGGAGGCAGCCTGCCGCCGCAGCAGACGCAGATGCCGTTATCCGGATATTGGGTGACTTCCACATCGCAATATTCACAACGCATGACCAGCCCTCCTTTTGGATTTATTATACAGGAGGCAGAAGAATAATGCAAGAAAACAATTATTTCAATGTGAGAAGGTGAAACCGTGGCAGAAAAAATTACAGAATTGAAGTTCAATACAGAAGGCCTTGTGATGGGCATCAAGGCAGCAAAGGTTGCCTTCAGCGGTCTGGACCGGGTACTGGGTTCCATTGCCGATACGCTGCGGGAAGCTTTCAGCGTGAAAGGCTATAAAGACTATAAAGATACCGTTACCCGTTTCGGCAAAGAACTGGCCGATGAACTGCTGACCCTGCAGCTTTCCTTCGGAAGAATGAAGTATGCCATCGCCGAGGCGGTAGCACCCATCGCATCGGTGTTTGTACCGATGATCAACACGGCCATTCAGGCAGTGATCCGCTTTGCCGGTGTGGTGGGGCAGTTCATGCGGGGTATCATCGCCGGCATCACCGGCAACAGCGACCTGGCAAGCTCTGCTGAAGAAGCCACAAAAACTGAGGTGAAGCTGGGATCTGCCGCCAGAGCGGCAGGTAAGGCGGTCAGGCGCAGCCTGGCAGGCTTTGACCAGCTGGAGCGGCTCAACCAGCGAACCGGCTCCGGCTCCGGCTCCGGCGGCGGTGGCGGCGGCAGCATCGATCTGTGGGGCGGTTTTACACCCGACCCCATCTCGCCCCAGGTGCAGGCCCTTGTGGACAAGGTGCTGGCGGTTCTGGCACCCCTGATGGCCATTGACCTGGTGCCCCTGCAGCTGGCGCTGCAGACCCTGTGGACATCCTTCACCCAGCTGGCAGCCCTGGCGGGGGAGGCGCTGAGCTATCTCTGGTTTGAGATTCTGACACCCTTTGCCGCCTGGATACTGGAGACTTTGGCACCGGTCCTGACGGAAGCCTGGGCGGCAAAGCTGGACATGATCACCGCTGCCTGTTCGCCTGTAGTAGAGGGCGTGATGCTCCTCTGGGAGACGCTGAAGCCGGTGGTGGCCTTCATCGGAGAAGCGGTCGTCGGGGCACTGGAAAGCTGGAGGAAGGGCTTTGAACTGCTGACAAAGGTGTTTCAGGAGAAGAATCCTGTGATCGTGGGCATCTTTCAGAATATTTCTCAGATGGCAACACAGGTATGGTCGGTGGTGAGTCCCGTGCTGACGGCGCTGGGCAACCATTTCAGCACGGTCTTCGGCATCGTTTCCCAGACGGTTGCCGCAACCGTTGGCTATGTGCTGGATATGCTCTACAGTCTGACCACCTATCTTTCCGGTGTGTTTTCCGGCAACTGGAAGAAGGCATGGGAGGGCATCCGGCTGTTTCTGAAGAGCGCGGTCAACGGTGTGATCACGCTGCTCAACTCCATGGTGTCCCGGCTGGTGGCGGCTCTGAACGCAGTGGTGCGGGCGGCCAACAAGCTGTCCTTTACGGTGCCTGAGTGGGTGCCGAATATTGGCGGCAAGCGGTTCGGTGTGAATCTGCCTACGGTGTCCGCACCCCAGATTCCCCAGCTGGCCAAGGGCGCAGTGCTGCCTGCGGGAAAGCCTTTCCTGGCAATGGTGGGCGACCAGAAGCACGGTACCAACGTGGAAGCGCCCCTTTCCACCATTCAGGAGGCGGTTTCCCTGGTGATGGAAGATCAGACCGCAGCTATTTTGCGGGGCTTTGAAGCCTCTGTGGGCGTCCAGAAAGAAATTCTGGAGGCGGTGCTGGGAATCCACATCGGTGACGAAGTGCTGGGCAGAGCTGTCAGTCGTTACAACCGCCGGATCAGCACCATGCAGGGAGGTTTCTGATGAAGTTTTTTGAAGAATATAAAATTGACGGATCCCCTGTGCTTGTGCCGGATGCGGATGTGGAGTTGACCCTCACCGACCTGGACGCAGGCAGCGCAGGCCGTGACGAGAGCGGTGTGATGCACCGCATCCGGGTCCGCAAGCGGGTGAAGACCTGGGCCTTTGAATATTTCGCTCTGAATCGGGAGGAGTTCCAGTATATGGAGAATCTGCTCTCCCGCAAAGCAACATTCCAGTTTTCCTATCTGTCCGCAGACGGTACGGAGGCCACCTGCAAGGCCTACTGCTCCAATACGGGTCTGACCTATCAGAACGCACGGCTGGGTCTGTACCGGAACTATAAGTTCACCGTTATTGAGTGCTAGGAGGGATGGTATGTATCGACATTTACTGAGACTTCCCGACGGTACGGAGCTGTTTTCCGGTCCCGGGCAGGAAAACCCCTTGCAGTCCGTAACGATTACGCAGACGGTCAACAGCGGGGAAGAGCTGACCTTAGGCTCTGCCTGTACCGGTGAACTGCGGGCAGCACTGATCACACCCAACGGCGGCCTGTCTCTGACTGCCGGAGATGCGGTCACGGTTTTTCGGGTAGACGAGGAAGAAAACCGCACACAGCTGGGAGTCTTTTATCTGGAAAAACCTGCCCGTACTTCTGCCCACACCCTGCAGCTCACGGCTTACGATGCCGTGAGCCGTCTGGACAAAGATCTGAGCCTGTGGCTGTCGGGTCTCGAAGAATGGCCCTATGCGGCATGGGAATTCGCGCAGTTGGTCTGTGACCAGTGCGGTCTTCAGCTTGTGGAAGAGGAACTTCCCAATGCCGATTTCTATATCCAGCCCTTTGCAGGCGAGAATGTCACAGGACGGCATCTGATGCAGTGGCTGGGTCAGATTACCGGCAGATTCTGCCGGGCAACCGCAGAAGGAGCACTGGAGTTTGCCTGGTATGTCCCCAATGATACGCTGACCGTTGCCCCCGTGGAGAGTGATGGCAGCGTATTTTACTATCAGGGAGAACTGGAATACGCAGACTATCAGGTGACACCTGTTGAAAAGGTACAGCTGCGGCAGACTGCCGAGGATGTGGGAACGGTCTGGCCTGACGAGCCGGGCGAAAAGAACACCTGCATCATCGAGAATAATCCTATGCTGGCGGCCCAGGACAGTGAGACCCTCCTGACTGTGGCCCAGACCCTGTATGCGCAATTGCAGGATGTCACCTATACCCCCTGTAAAGTAACGATTCCGGCAAGTCCTGAGATCTGCCCCGGCGATGTGATCACGCTTACGGATATTAACGGCAAGACATTTTCTGTCTGGGTGATGAAGAAAACCTCGGACGGCCTGCGGGACACGCTGGAATGCACCGGCAGCCATCGCCGTGACAGCAGCAGTGCCGTGAATAATCTGGGTTTTCGGGCCTTATCCGGCAAGATCCTGAATCTTCGTACCGATGTGGATGGTTTGAAAGTAGAAAATCTGGATACCCACGGGAAACTGGCTGCGGTCAATCTGGATCTGGAGGGCATCCGCAGCCGGGTGGAAGGTCAGGAGAAGACAGCGGAAGGTATCGCCGGAACAGTCAGCACGCTGACCCAGACCTCCAAAGATATGAAGCTGGAACTGGAAACCATTCTGGAAAACGGAACCGGAAAGGTGAAAACCACCCTTGGCTATACCTTTGACGACAAAGGACTGCAGATCTCACGCTCCGGCTCGGATATGGAGAATCTGCTGGATCATACGGGCATGTATGTCCGCAGAAACGGACAGACGGTGCTGCAGGCCAACAATCAGGGCGTGGAGGCCCGGGATGTGACCGTGGGTAACTACCTGATCATTGGAGAAAATTCCCGTATTGAGGACTACAGCGGTGACCGTACCGCCTGTTTTTACATAGGATAAGGAGGGATTATGACGATCAGCGGAAGCTTTTACGGCAAAACCAGCAACTCGGCTATCAAACCGAAAATTTCATGGACAGCCACGGAGAATGTTGAGGGCAACTACTCCGATGTGACTGCCAAGCTGTCCTATTCCCGTACGGACAGCTATATGACCTACGGACACTGGGCGGGCAGCCTGACCATCGATGGAAACAAAAAGTCCGTCAGTGGAAAGTATGTGGAGATCACCAAAAACAGCAATACGGTGACCATTTCCCATACAGTGCGGGTGCCCCACAATGATGACGGCACAAAAACCGTTACCATCTCTGCTACCGGCGGCATCACGGATACGACCCTCACAAAGACCACCATTTCCGGATCCGTGACCCTTACGGGCATCCCCCGTGCAGCCACCATTGTCGCTACGGACGCAGACATCGGCAGCGTAAGCATGGTGACCATCGGCAGGAAAAGCGACATTTACACGTATACTGTGGCCTATGGATTCGGTACTTTATCGGGTTTTCTCTCCGAAAGCGGTCCGGTGCCGGAGTCGGTGGCGGTCACCGCTTCCAGCCTGGCATTCCTGCTGCCGGAGAGTTTCTATTATGAGATCCCGGCGAAACCCTCGGAGATTTGTACGCTGACCTGCACCACTTATCTTGATGGCAGTCCCATCGGAGAACCACAGGTGGCAACCTTTACGGTCCGGGCAGATCCTGCCCGGTGCGGCCCGCAACTGCAGGTATCGGCAGAAGATATTGCCCCGGAAACCCTCAGACTGACAGAGGATAAGACAGTATTCATCCGCTACGCATCCAACGCCTTGTGCGCCCTGCAGATCCGGGGACAGTACGGCGCGGAAATCGTAGAGAGAAAACTGAACGGTGAGCCCCTGACGGAAGATACTGTTACGCTGGAAAGAATAGAGATGGATCTGTTGCGCTTTACAGTTAAGGACAGCCGCGGCTATACCGCCGAGGTGCCTGTGCAGTTGCATCTGCTCCCCTATTTTGTTCCCAATTTCCACCTGTCTGCCGCCAGAGCGGATGCCACCAGCGGCGAT